CAGAGATGGCCTGCTGGCCTCCTCGATGTGCGTTATTAGCCACATCCCTTGCTCGTTTCCCAACGATCAAGGCCCCTAGACCTTCCTTTTCAGAAAGGTCTAGTCCCACGAATTAAGGTAGCGCTCGTGGGGCGCCCGGAACGATTGAACCGGTCAACATCATGCACCTTTGGGTACATGAAGTCTAGCGGATCAGCCATTAATTGTGACTCGTAGAACCAACGCGTCAAAGCGTTGACTCCATCGATGACACTTTTTGGTGGCCGATCTTTTAGAAAGAGACCAGTTACAGTTGGTACCTGGAGATCCTTATCCAATCTGGCCCCTTCGGGCTGGAGAAAGGTAAGATGGCCGAGCAACGTCGATTGGGCGGAGACCGCGGGATAAAAACGCAAAAGCGTTTCTAACCACGTATCCATCCAAGCAGCTGTTGTCCAATAACCGTATTCATAGAATCGGTTACGTAAGGCCACTGCAGATACTATCTGTTTGACATCGTTTCGTGATTGTGGAAGATGGCGACGGACTTTGACGTAGCTAACATCAGAGCCCGAATAGAAGTCGCCGCCACAGCTCTCTCTGAACTTTCCAGTCCAGAAAGACTTTGCTGTGTTCAACTTGAAGCCAAAGGCCTCAAGCTCCTTCACAACCATGCCGCGTGTATCTGAAGGGACAATTATGTCGTCTCCAAAGACACGTACCTGATCAACGCTCCTCATTATGAGGTGCGAGCCGAGATTGCGCGCGTTTGCCACGCCCATTAGGGCTATCGTTGCGAAAACGATAGTCTGAATTGGGAAAGTGAGCGCGCTCCCCATTCCGGCGAACTTACTGAGTTCAATCTCAGTACCGGCGACATTAGCTTTCCGGCTCCGCGTAGCGTCCATAGCTTTTACAAGCCACGGATACGAAGCAAAGCCTTGAGCGACAAGTCGCCAACTAAGCCTGTCACTCGCATCCTTTAAATCAAGGGTAGCAAGTGACCCATCGAGACTGCCAATTCTGGCAGCATCGCGGTTGAAGTCACGATCGTCCAACCTAATCATCTTTGTGATGATCGGGTCGGATTTCATCGTTGACATCAACCATCGACCAACAGCTTGCTGCATGTACTGCATGTAGCTGGGCTCGATGGAGATAAGTCTAGGCTTATCGACGGATTTTGGAACAGGTATTACCCTTACGGGCAATTCCTCTTCCGGGGTCCGGAGACGAACCGATAAACCCCCTCCACTTTCCATCAACCGATGGGAAGCAAGGGAAAGGGAAGGCAGAGTGTTGTCGAGGAATGGAAATATCTCCTCTAAACGCTCTGTCCACTCAGGAAAGGTCCATTTCTGGTTACCTTTCAATTTATCAGCTGTGGCACCGCCAGAATGCCGAGGACGCAAGTTCCCGACGTAAATCTGGTAGTCAAGCTTCCTTAGGATATGTCCGAAGACAATATCTAAGAACTTCCGAAACATTCGGATGTCCGAACTACCAAGTAGTTCAGAAGCAATCGCCACTTCATCTTCGGTCTGGATGTAGTACTCCAACGCGTTTTTGACGCGCGCTGGTGTACACCCTGAAACGGAATCATCACCCTCACCAAGAGGACGAATGGTCCCGAACATCCCAGTCAGCTGCCGGAAATACCGGATAGCATCATGAGACGGGGTATCCAGAATAATCCCAGTGTCCCTATGGAACACGAGTTCAAGGAAA